TCTTGAGGTTGTAGATTTCCTTGACCAGACCAGTTATGATGGGCGTTCAGAATTACAGAAAGCACTCGAAGCAGTTGAAGCAGTTTTAAGAGGCACCGCTTCTAAAGAGCAACTCGAATATCAAATAGCTGGAAGGTCTCTCAGATATAGGAGCATAGAGGAGTTAATTACATTGAGAGACTATCTCAAAAAAGAAGTGGCGAGAGAAAAGAAAGCGGAGAAACTCAGAAAGGGTATGGATATTTCAAACATTATCAAAACGAGGTTGAGGTAAAATGGGCTTGTTTGACATTTTTAAACGCAGAAAAAAAACAGTGAAAAAGAAAAGAGGATTTGACGCTGCAGACATAAATCGTTTTGTCTATATGTGGCTGCAGGAGCTGAGAAATATCAACGAAGATTTAAAAGCGGGCTTGCCGAGATTAAAAGCGAGGGCAAGGGACTTATTTCAGAACAACGATTATGTCAGGAAATACATCAAGCTGGTATCCACTAATGTAGTGGGGCATCAGGGTATTTTGTTACAGATGAAGGTAGTAGACCAAAACGGTAAGCCTGACAAAGTGGCAAACGACTTAATTGAAAAAGCGTGGCGAAAATGGACAAAAAGAGGCGAGTGTGATGTAACGGGATTATACAGCTGGGTGGACTTGCAAAGGATTTTTATAGAAACGGTGGCGAGGGACGGAGAAGTGTTTGTTAGGTTTGTCCCCGGATATTCCAACTCTTTCAAATTCGCTATACAGGTTTTGGAAGCAGACATCATAGATGTCGATTACAATCAGCAGTTTGACAACGGCAATAAAGTGATTATGGGCGTAGAGGTAAACAAATGGAACAAGCCTGTTGCGTATTGGATTAAAGAGGATAAGCAGAGCGGACGCAAGCGGATTTCTGCGGATGAGGCTTTCCTTGCTTTCATACCGGAACGACCTGGGCAGGTGAGGGGGTATCCCTGGTTCACTACAGCTATCTTGGATTTAAAACACCTTGATGCATACGAAGAAGCAGAACTGATTGCCGCCCGCATTGCCGCCTCGAAAATGGGGTTTTATGTTACCGAGTCAGGAGATGAATTTACTGAAACGGAAGAAAAGCAGGCATTAGTGAGAGAAGTTGAACCCGGGATTTTTGAAGAGCTACCCGCAGGCGTGAAGCTTGAAATGTTTGACCCCAAACATCCCCCTACTACTTTTGCTGAATTTATCAAGGCTAAGTTGAGAACAATCGCAGCGGGTATGAATGTGAGTTATCACTCCCTGAGTGGAGACCTTGAAAGCGTGAACTATTCAAGCATAAGAGCAGGCTCACTCGAAGAAAGAGAAACCTGGAAATCTGTACAGGCGTGGATGATAAATACTTTTTGTCAACCCGTTTTCGAGCGGTGGCTAAAACATTGTCTTAATTTCGGCTTGATTAATCTGCCTGCGGGTAAGTTTGACAAATTCAATGCTCCCAGCTGGCACCCTCGAAGGTGGGATTGGGTGGATCCTCTCAAAGATGTTCAAGCAAGTATTTTGGCTTTGAATACTGGTCTTGTATCCAGAACTGAGCTTGCAGCTAACAGAGGGCGAGACTTAGAAGAATTACTTGAAGAAATAGAAAACGAGAAGAAGCTCCTTGCCGAGAAGGGGCTTTACTTCTCGACAGAAACAAAATAAAGGAGGTGGTGCAAATATGGCTGTAAAACTTAACACGACAGGGTATAAGCATGCCCTGAAATTAATCTCACAGGGCAAAATCGACGCAGAGAGTGACTGGAGCTTCACGGCTGACGACGGGAACAAGCTCTTAGAAAAAGGTGGCTGGAAAGAATACAAAAAGTGGTTCTTGGGCTACGACCCCGATGTGGAGAACGAGGAAACCAAACAGCACTGGAAGTATCCATTTGGCAAGAACGGAAAAATCTATCGTAGAGGTGTAATCGCTGCAAAAACGAGGGCGGCTCAGCAAGGGCACGGTGATATAGTTAAGGCTGCAGATAAATTGCTACAGAAAATAGACGAAAAGTTAGGCAAGAAAGAGGAGAAAAGTTTACCAGTTGTGAAGGATATGCAATATAGAAACTTTCAGATTGCAGAAGTCAGAGAAATCGAAAACAGGGAAGATGTGCTCGAATTATCTTTCAGCTCAGAGCAGGAAGTCAAGCGGTTTTTTGGTATAGAGGTGCTTTCGCACGAAGAAAATGCGATAGATTGGAGTTATCTGAAGAACAGTGCTCCCTTATTGCTGGAGCACGACCCGAATCGGTTAATTGGAGTTGTGGAGGATGCTTGGCTCTCTGAAGGGAAAGGGAGAGCCAGAGTGCGTTTTTCTAAAAATTCTCTCGCAAGAGAGGTTTTGCAGGATGTCAGGGATGGCATCCGTAAGAATGTATCTGTGGGATACCAGATACATTCAGCAAAGCTTCTCGAAGAGAGAGATGGTGTCCCCGTTTATCTCATTGACAGGTGGACACCGCTCGAAATTTCATTCGTTGCAGTCCCCGCTGATATTACAGTCGGCGTGGGGCGTAAAAAGAGTGATGATGTAGATGTATCAGTTATAGAACAAAAAACAAAGGAGGAGGAAAGAAAAATGGAAGACAAAGACCTCAAAAACAAATCTGAAGATATTAGAAAAGAAATAAAGGAGATATACAGACTCGGCAGAGAGTTCAATATGCTCGAAGATGCCGAAAAGTTCATAGACGAGGGCAAGTCGCTTGAAGAGTTCAGAGCGTATGTGCTGGAGAAAATCAAAGCCGAACCTATCGAGTTGCCCCTCAAAGTCGATATGAACGAAAGAGAGATAAAGGAATACTCTCTGCTCAGAGCGATACAGCAAGCCGTAAGAAACAACGGGAAACTGGTGGACGGCTTTGAAAGAGAAATTCACGAGGAGCTCGAAAAGAAATTCGGTAAACCTGCAAGGGGCTTTTATGTTCCTGTGCAGGTCTTGACCCGTGATGTAACAACCACGACCGCTGCTGGTGCTGTTGAGACCAAACTTCTAACTTCTGACTTCATAGATATGCTCAAAAACAAGTTAGTACTTTCTAAAGCAGGTGTGAGAGTGCTCAGAAACCTCATAGGGAATGTTGATATACCTAAGAAAACCGCAACTGGAAGCGTTTACTGGGTGACTGAGGGTAATGCTCCCACTGAGGCTAATCTCACAATTGGCAAGATAACCCTGTCTCCCAAGACCATAGCTGGCACTATGGACTACACAAGGAACCTGCTCAATCAAACCTCGATGGATGTTGAACAGCTTATCAAGGATGACCTTGTATCCAATATCGCAATTGGTGTAGAGACTGCTGCAATTAACGGCTCTGGTTCCAGTGGTGAGCCTACCGGATTGCTCAATACAAGTGGTGTGAATGTTGTTTCTATTGGCACAAATGGAGGCAACCCAACCTGGAGTCACATAGTCCAGCTCGAAACAGAGGTGGCTGTAGATAATGCAGACATAGGAACTCTCGCTTATGTGACAAATGCTAAAGTCAGAGGCTATCTGAAAGTTACTCCAAAAGTCTCCGGTTATCCATTGTTCATTTGGGGCGAAGACAATAGACTAAACGGTTACAATGCTCTTGTTACTAACTGTGTGCCTTCCAATCTCACAAAAGGAACCGGAAGTAATCTCTCCGCAATTCTCTTCGGGAAATGGGACGAGCTCCTGATAGCTCATTGGGGCGTGCTGGATATTGTTGTTGACCCGTATACCAATAGTAAAAGCGGAATTATTACCGTGACCCTCTTCCAGGATGTGGATGTGGGCGTGAGGTATCCTGCTGCTTTCGCAGTTATCAAAGATGCTGCAACTTCATAAAATAGCAATCAAGTGGGTGGGGGATTTTCCCCTGCCCACCTTAAAACAGAATGCCCGTTAAACTTTTGATAGGAGGTAAGGGTATGAAGCCTAAAATGCAGAAAATTAAAGTCCTCAGGGGCGTAATCATCAAAGGCAAAGATTATTTCCCTGGTGCAACCGTAACCGTTGAAGAAGCTCTTGCACGAGAATTAATTTTAACTGGACATGCTGAAATAGTTGAATCCAAGCCCAAAGACGAAAGCAAGAAAGATGACAAAAACAAGAGCAAATAGGAGGGAGGGGGCTGACTGCCCCCTCAAACAACTATGGCACTGAAAGACGATATTTTGAACGATTTAGATAAGCTGTTTAATACTGACGAGTTTGCAACTACATTTACTTATAACAGTGAAAACTACTCAGGCATTTTTGTAGAGCCTTACGAAATTATGTTTGTTTTTGATGTTCCCATTGAGGTGACTGATTATACACTCTACGCAAAGCAAGCAGACCTCCCCTCTCTGCAAAAGGGAGACACGATTACAATAAACTCGGCAAATTATGAAGTAACTACATTTCACGAAGAAGCAGGCATTTTAGTA